TTTTGGTACCCCAACCAGGATTACTCCTACCCCATGATGTTGAAGAAGTTGAAAGAAGACAACCCAGACCAGCCCAACAAATACACTTACGAAACGCAGAAGACATTAACGTTTGTAGACCTTACATCAGCACCTTTCTAAAAGCCGAAGCATATCCAAAACCAGCAGACCCAAGAGTTATCTCCACCCTACCAGCCAAACTGAAAGTAGAATACTCCAGATACACCTATGCAATATCTGACTGGCTCAAAGGAGTTAGATGCTACGCATTTGGAAAACATCCCACTGAGGTTGACGAACAGGTAGCAAGCACTTGCATGAAATACAAAGAAATCTTTCCAACAGATTTTTCTCGCTATGATGGCACTATTTCACCAGCAGCACGAACCTTCGAAACCATGTTGATCCACCGATTATTCCCACCCCATTGCCACAATGAAATTGAAAAATTACACAATAACCAATTTAATCTACTAGCCTATTGCCCTTACGGAACAACTTACAACCAGGGCACAGCACGAGCTAGTGGAAGCCCGGAAACATCAATCTTCAACTCTTTGTGGAATATGTTCTCAGCCTATCTTGGACACAGAAAAACAAGACAAGGCACAGGATTCAGAACGAGCGCCGAAGCTTGGGAATACACAAATGATGGATTATATGGAGGAGATGATGGACTAACACCCATGCTAAATGAAGAAGGATACCTAGCAGCTTGCGAACTCATAGGATTGAATGTCAAACTAACAAAATTTACAGAACCACAACGAGGTGTAAATTTCTTAGGAAGAATTTATGGCCCCAATATATGGTATGGGGACTCATCCAACTGCGCCGATTTTAAGAAGCAACTATACAAACTCCACGTCACTCACATAAGACCAGGATTATCTGATTCACAAATACTACTAGACAAAACAGTTGGTCTAGTGTTAAGTGATGGAAACACCCCAGTACTAGGACAATTTGCTAAGAAAGCACAGGAACTCAAAGGATTTCTCACACCTAATCCGGACGGTTCCTCATCCTACAGATATCTTATTGGAAAAATTGAGCAACCAGAAAAACACTTCAATAATCCACCACATCCGTGGTACAACGAGTACATTCAGGAAGTGCTACCAGGATTCAATTATGACCAATTCAATGACTGGCTGTCCAAAGCTGACTCACTACAATACCTCATGAATGCCCCTAAATTTTATACTGATTTGGAACCAGTTGAGTTGCCCAAAGAGAAAATTGTCTTAAATGACACAATTCATCAACCGAAAAACCCTAAACCAAAAGAAAAATTCACAGGAGCACACAGGAGAATACAAAATAAAAAGGCTGAAGTCAAAACAAAGTCGCCAACCAGGAAGAAGGATGGCGCCTCCGCGGCGGCGGAGAAAATGTAAACGCCGGGAAACCATGGGCTAGGTAGTAGCCCGGATATTTATCAAGAATAAATACCCTATCACTATCAGTTTAATTTATGCCCAATAAAATAAAAACAGCAGTTAAAAAGATCAAGAGTATACAACAGAAAGCAAAAGCTGTTGAGAAAAAGGTCAAAGCAATAAATAATGTCATCCACGCCCCTGCCAAATCATTGGGAGGCCTCATTGGCGGAAAGCTTGGATCTAAAAGTATCGGATCCAAAATCGGAGGATTTATTGGAAACATTACAGGCACAGGAGACTATAAGGTTCTCAGCAACAGTATATCCAAGAGTAGTACTATATCTGATGGAAATGTTCCTCAATTTCAAGTACAGCGAAGAGGCACTCGAATTGCACATCGAGAGTTTATTGGAAACATTGTCGCTTCGTCAGTTGCCGGACAGTTCAAAGTTCAGAAATTTCCAGTTAACCCCGGACTCTTCTCTACCTTCCCTTGGCTCTCACCTATTGCTTCCCAATACGACCAGTACAAACTTAACGGAATGGTTGTTTGCATTAATTCTAGATCCTCGACTTACTCAGGTACATCATCGCTTGGTTCTATTACTGTTGCAACTGACTATGACGTCGCAGACAGCCCATATGACAGCAAACTCAAAATGCTCAACTCAGAATTCGCCGTGTCTGGTAATGCAGCTCAGTCTCTCATACATCCAATTGAGTGTGCCCCAAAAGAACGTCCCCAAAGCATTTATTACACGAGGACTACAGGAATACCATCAGGCAACGATCTACGATTTTATGATTTTTGCAACTTCTTTGTCGCCACTGCAGGCTGTTCAGCAAATCAGGTTGTCGCTGAACTCTGGATTACATATGATATCACGTTCTACAAACCCCAATTGGAAGGCGGACTCCTTGGTAGGACGCTATTTTCTCATCATTCAAGAGCATCTAGCGGGATTGACGTTGCCAACCCATTTGGAAACCTGGTTGTCAACGGATATACAAACTTCAGCATTGAGGTCAATGGAGAGGATATCACCTTCCCTCCTGAACTCTCTGGAGCAACTTTCCTACTCTCTTACCACCTATATTCAACAACTTCAACACTATCAGGAACAGCTATCACTTACTCTTCAGGTTGCAAAGCAGGCCCCCCCCTCGATGTTGCCGATTCTCTCATCCACTCAGGAACTGGAAACACAAACGTCGCTAACTGCACTGTGCAGCTCACTGGAGACGACAATACAGTCCAAACCCTTACATGGCCACTTCTTACCGGTGTTACATCCGCTTTTTCAGTCGATCTTTACATCGTACAAATCAACCCCTTCAACTAAACGCAGAAAATT